GGTTCCTTCAGGTCCATTGACATGGTACCGCTGCTTGCGTTGTGTCGGATTGACTTCACGATGTAATATCCGTTCAGGGTTCCGGCTTGAATGTGCACCTTGTCGCCCTTGCGAATAGTGGGGATGTCTGGCGCGTTTACGCTCCGGACACGGTCTGGCTTTCCTGCGGTGTCTATGATGTCCTGTGCTGCTGCTGTGGCAGTGGCCAGCGTGTCATCCTCGTCTCTGACGTATATCTGCTGTCTGATTCCGTAGTTCGTCAGACCGTCGACCACGGCGTCTACCGCCTGCTTGCCTTCTGCGTCCTCTTTCCCGACTACCTTCACTCGGGTAACGAGGGTTGTAATGCTCATCATATCCCTTGCGATTTCGACGTTCTTGTCCTCCGTGAAGTGGTATATGGTCGTGTTGCTGCCTTCCGGCAGTACGCTGACCTTTCCTTTTGCGCTCCGGACGATGCAGCTCGCTCCGCCTTTTTTCTTGGCGTCGTCGAGTAGCTGGATGATTATGTCGCTTAGGTATTCCGCTTTGAACAGCGTCTTTGCGTGCGCGATGTCCGGTCCTTTGTATTCGCCTATCGGAATTCCCCAGTCGGTAAATATCGCTGTGATTGCCGATTTCGTGCCCGTTCCTGCGCTGTAGTATCGGTTGTCTTGGCTCGCCTGCAGGTTGATCAGGTCGTCGTATGCTGTAATGCCTACGATGTTCCCGCTGCTGCTGAATTGGGGGTCCCATTCGACTATCTTTCCTCGCGCGACTTCTTCCTTGTCGGTTCCCCAGTCAGCGATTACCGCGATAAGGCAGCCGGGCTTTGCGAGGCTCGATAAAAGCTGACCATTGTACGTGATGTTGGCCATGGTGAAAGAAGTCCGAAGCGCCAGCTCCGCTTCTCCTTCTTCCCAGCCGAGGTCTTCTGTTGCTCTTGTGATGTCTATCTCTTTTCCGGCTTCAGTCACGAGCAGCAGCTGGTACTTGATTTTTGAAATATCTATCATTCCTGCCCGCCTCCTTTAGCTCGGTAGTGTTAATACTTGCCCGGGGCGAATGAGGGATGGATTGCTTCCTATGGTGGCCTTGTTCGCATTGTAAATCTCCATGTATCTGTTTCCGTTGCCCAGATGTTTCTTTGCGATTGCCCACAGGCTGTCTCCTCCTGCCACGGTGTATGTGTTTTGCTTTGGCGGCGCTGGCCGGGTGCCGCTGCTTACATTGTTGTTGGTTGGGGATTTCGGCTGCAGCCCGAGCTCGTTCACGGTATAGACCATCATGTCTTTGGCTTCCATGAATGAAATGCTGTACTCGTAGTCTCCTAATCCTCCGACCGCTTCGGCGGTGAAGGACTCCAGATATACGTCGTGGTTGATGACCGTTTCCGTTACCATCAGCTTCAGGCGTGTGCCGTTCTTCCTCCAGTTCTCGAATGTGTTTATGATCTCATTTGGCGCTTTCCAATGCTGCCGCTTGACGTAGCTCGCGTTCCTCCGCTTCGCGCCGGGGAGGATGGTGTTGCTCCAGCCTATGTCTGTGAGCTTTTGCCCTTTCGGGATTTTAACCTCCCCGACGTTTATAATGTCGTAGCTCTGAAACTTTCCGGACGCCTTGAGCTTTACGGAGTTCGGGAGCATCGACAGCGCCACTCTGGTTCCGCTCTTGATATCGGTGATGTAAATGTCCATCGTGCTCCTCCTTATGCTTTTACTGGCATGTTTACAAAAATGCGGGCGAGGCGTTCCGCGAGCTCGTCTCCGATGTCGTCTGCCATGCTGCGTATGTGCGCCTTCAAGACGGATAGGATTTGCTCGTCGTCTCCTGCGTTGCCTGTGCCTATTGTAAACTCCGGATTTGCCGAGACGTCTATCTTGATTGTGACTCCGCTGCCGCTGTTTCCGGCTGCTACCGGAACGTCGCCGCCGTCGGCTTCAATTCTTCCGATGATGCCTCCGTTTGCGTATGGCCGTACTCCCAGCAGTTCGCCTGTTTCTCTCCATAGGTCAATGCCTCTGGTCCTTCTGCTTGGCGACAATGGGATGATGCTCTCCGCTCCCGCTTCTGCGACGAGTCCCATGTGCGGTTGCGTGAATATGCCGCCATATGCGTGCTTGGACGCTCCGTACTCAGCTCCGCTTTTCGCGTCGCTATATCCGGCGCTGAAGAAGCCGGTAATACTTCCCCATACGTCCTTAAAAAAGCTCGGGATTGTTTCTGTGAAAAATCCCTTGATGCTTCCCCATATGCTCGATGCGATCGTCGGTAGTGTCTCTGTGAAAAAGCCGATTATCGAGCTCCACAGGTCGGTGAAAAACTGCGGTATGGTTTGGGTGAAAAACGGCAGGATGTTGTTGTTCCATACGTTCGTCGCCCATGTCGGCAGGGTGGATGTGAAGAATGTTGATATTCCGTTCCAAAGCCCGCCGAAAAATTCAGGTATGTCTTGGGTAAAGAAGGGGACTATGTTGTTGTTCCACGTGTTCGATGCCCATGTCGGCAGGGTCGATGTGAAAAATGTCTTGATCCCGCTCCAAATCCCGGAAAAGAACGCCGGGATATCCTGCGTGAAAAACGGGACGATGTGCCCGTTCCATACGTTGGACGCCCAAGTCGGAAGCGTAGAAGTAAAAAAGGTTTTAATGCCTCCCCACAGGTTTCCGAAAAATGCCGGGATATCCTGCGTGAAGAACGTCTCCACTTTTCCTACCGCGTAGCCTATGGCGTATGGGATTGTCTCTGTGAAAAAGTCTCCGACTCCCTCCCAGAATTCCGTCCATTTCTCCGGCAGCGTCTCTGTGAAAAACGTCGATATGCCGTCTGTTAGATTTCCCCACCATTTGGGTATCGTGGTTGTGAAAAAGCCGCCGACTCCGCTCCAGAAGCTGTTCCATCCCTTGGGTAGCGTCTTCGTGAAAAAGTCCCCGATTGCTTTCCCTGCATTGGATAACCAGCCGCCCGGGTCGCTTGCGTCCGACAGGGCTTTGCCTGCCTGGTTGCCGCCCAGAAGTGCTCCCACGCCTCCTACGCCTGCTCCTACGAGTGCGCCGATGGCCGTTCCTATTCCGGGTACCACAGAGCCTATTAATGCTCCGGCTCCCGCGCCTGCTCCGACCATTCCGGCTTTTGTTCCGGATGTGACGTATTCGTCTTTGGCTCCCTTGGTGTCTCCGGCCTTGCTTTTGCCGATGCCTTGGAATAGGTCAATAGCCGCGCTGCCAAGGCCAAGGATGCCGCCGATTATTCCTGCGCCTCCTGCTGCGCCTGCAGCTGCAGCTCCGCCAACAGTTGAAGCTGTGCTTCCAAGAGCGATTCCAGCTTTCGCCAGCCCAGCCGTTAGCATACTGCCTGTTGTTCCGAGGACGATTTCCGTTCCTGCTGCCGTTGTTGGTGCGGTTATAACGAAACCACTACCGATGCCACTTGCAGCTGCTGTTCCCGCTCCGGCTGCTGCCGGTAATGCTAATTGAGAGCCTCCAGTTAGCAGCGCTTTTCCCGCGGCAGCTCCTGCGGTGACAGCTGCGGTTCCGGCTGCGGCTCCACCTGCTGTTTTTATGATGTCTTTGGCTGCTTGGCCTATGTTGTTCACACTCTTGCCGTAAACGTTGACCACGTTGGCCGTGACTGTCATGGTGGTTGTTGTGTATGCGGACGGTGAAGCTCCGGGCAGTGTGTTCCCGCTGCCTTTGGTGAAGATGTTCTTAATGTCTGTGATCAGGCTCTTGGCTTCTTTTACGCCTCTGTAAACTCCGCCTATGAGCTTGCCTCCCAGGATTACGCCCAGGGCCGCTACCACTTCTTTGTTGTTGCTTGCCCACTCTTTCAGGGCCTCTGTTATTTGCTCCGTGTCGAAGCCTTTCTTAAATCCTGACAAGAAGCCAGCTCCTACGGACTGTCCTTCGTTGAATGTTTCGCTTACGTCAATTCCAAGCAGCGCCAGCAATCCCATTCTTATTCCGGTGCCGATTCCTTGTCCTATGCTGGTTGCTTTATCGATGAAGAATTGCTTTCCGGTG